AAACATTCTTCTTCTAGTGTTTCGTATTCGCCTGATTCTGTAACCCTTTTAACCACAGTAATTCGTGGATAACCTTGTTGTTCTAGCCAATCGCTAAAGGCTTCAATATGTGCGTAGGTTGCGGGTCGTTCACCCCCAGTATCGGCAAACAAAATAAGGTCTATAGGGCGTTTTTCTTGAATAAGACCAATAACCATAGCTGTAGAATCCACCCCCCCCCCAAACGCGACTATGTGAGGGTTCATTTCATCACCCCAATATATCCTCGTTCAAAAAGTTCACCAATGGTAGCTCGGTGCGCTTGTTCCCACATCTCAATCCTTGCGACTTTTGTAAGTGTGCTAGATGTATCGGCTTCCGCATGGCAGCGAAAACAGAGGCTGGCAATGCGAAAATCGGATGACTTAAGTCCACGACCTTTGCCATCTCGTAACTGGTTGGAATGTGCAGCCACGACAGTTCCATCTTCTATCCCACAATGTTGACATGGTAATAGTCTAGCAATTTCTAGGAGTTTTTTGTTTCTATACATTTTCTAAGGTATTCGTTTTCTTCTCTTGTTTTCTTTAGCAACTGAGATAAATGGTGTGCTGTCTTTAGCATCTCTTTATACCTGTTTAGGTATAAATTGTAGTTTGTAGAATCCACTATTTTGTACCAATCTTTATAGAAATGTAAACAATAAGAAACACAATCAATGCCCAAATGTAGACAAAGTCGCTATCGAGCATGACTATCTACAGACCGATTGGTAGCCTCTAAACTGCGCCATATCTCGACTTTGAGTTGTGCAGCAGTCAGCATCCATTTGATCTTTTCCTCGCACTCCACAGCCTCTTTTAAGCCCTCTAATAGCCCAATATACTCTGGGTCTGCATACGCATCTACTTCTGCTGCTGCGACAGACTTAGCCGATGATTTAGACATAAGAATACTGCGCTTAGACTTTAGGAAGTTCTCCAAGTAGATTCTGTTTGCCTTGGCTTTAGCAAAGTCTCCCGAATACTTCATTATGTACTCTACTGCTTTTGTTGGATCTATATCCATTTTCCTTTTTCCCCTTTATTACCTTTTTGCCATTGTTCACCATACAACTTTAGTAATTCGCTATCAATTTGGTGTTTCGATAAGTATTCTCTAAACTTCTGCAAACCCCAATCTGTCCTGTACTTGCATAATTGGCGAACTGCACATTGTTTCTTCCATTCTTCCCCATTGGTCTGCCATTGCATCTGCTATTCCTTGAAATGTTCTTGCTCTTTCTTTTTGCCTATCTTTGCCACCTTTGTTAAACCAATTGCCAGGAATCTTGGTGCTTTGTCTTTCTTCTACAATTTGTGTTGAAATTAACATTGGCAAACCTTTTAACCACAAACAAGTTCGTTTTTGAAATGGATGCCCATACTCATAAGGCTGTATTGATTGTGAATACTGTGGCAATCCATAAACTTTAGATGGTGTTGGGTTTTCTATGGCGATTCTTGGTATGTTGGCATTATACAAAGCCATAAAAAACTCTTTAGCTTTTAATCCTTTTTCAAGTCTTTCTTGATTAAGTTTGCCTTGAGGATACAAATACCTAGCACCAGCATTAGATAAATATGTGCATGGTGGATGTGCGACCATAAGATCCCACTCTTGATCCAAAATATCTAATATAGATCCTGTGTAGTGATTTCCTGGTGTTTCTGTATCTAACAAATCACAAGACCAGGCATCATGCCCTAGTTTGGAAAACGCATCTCTTACCCGACCAGAATATTCGCAGGCAACTAATACTCTCATGCACCTACACCTACTGACCCAATCTTAGCAGACAGCCTAGCCCTAAATTGAGCAAAAGACTCTCCTGCATATGGGTTTAATCCTAACTCTCTGCCTTTAGCCAAAGTAAGTTCATCGCTTGCATACCAAGGCAATGGTGGTTTTTTGTTTTGCTTTTCTTCAATAACAATCTCGTCAAAAAAGCGTTGATTGTTTAGCCAGGTACTTGCATGAGGTATGTAATCTAGCTCCGTACCTTTAGCTGTCCAATACTTACGATGCTCTACTATTGCCTCTAGTGCCTTTTGCTTGTGATCGTCTGGCATTTTTTGCCACGATCTTTGCGCTGTTAGCTTTCCTACTTTTCTTGGGTACTGCGCCCAAAACAGATTGAACTCCATCCCTTTTCCCTTTCATATTTTCTATTGCCTTCACCAACATACTTTCTAAACCATGTTGCAACAACATCTTATGACCCTGACTATCAAACACTACCTCTACATTAGCAGAGCCATCTATGTTTTCTCTAATCCGTTTGATCTGTATCAACATCCATCCACACCTTTATGTTTTTGTTAAAGTCTGCTTTCATAAGAACTGGCTTATTTAAGCAATCTAACATACGAAATAAATTCTGCTTTACTTCTTCTAAGTCCTCTCCCATCACACCAACACCTCTTGCTGTGTACAGATAAGGCTCGTTGTTCTTATCGTAAAAAACCTCGCACACTTCGACCCAAGGCTCTCCATGGTTCTCGTCTGAAAAGTCTACCACTCTATGATTCCAATGCATTATTTACTCGCCAAGATGTAAAGACCAACATTACTAAACGCATACCCTGTATATACAACTGCCATAGGCATATTCCCTTTTAGGGCTTGTTCGCACCCAATATAGGCATAGATTAAGCCGGTAACAATAATAAGCCAAGCACTCACTTTTTCTTTCTTAGCTCTATATGCTTTTGTAGAATATACCAAAACTTTGATTTGATAATCATTTTTTCCCTTTTGTGCATAAAACTTTAATAATCTTATACGAGTTCTACAAATAAGTCCTAAGTATTTTCCCTAATAAAGTGAAAGCACCCACAGGCATAAGGTAGGTCTAACTCTTGTATAAGACTGACACTTGGATTTTCTCCATTGTTCGGAATAAGGTAAAACTCTTGGCACTTAAACTCTGGGAACAGAGATGCGATATAAACAGGGCTATAGATCCTATGCGCGTTAAATTCCACACAGGGAATACCTACCGGCACAACAAAAAATAAATGCTTTCCTGCGCTTTTTTTGAGGTTTTGGATGGCTTTTAGATCGCCTGTATTGTCTAGTTGATCTCCGTATCTCCCAAGACCAATATGTTCTACAACATGGCAACAAGAAAGAGACTCTACAGGGTCTAGGTTTTCTACACTAATGTCTATTCTGCCTACTAACAAATTTGGTACTTGTAGGTCTGGTTTGCGGTAGTCAAAAAACTTAGTTGGAATGGTGGCAGCTAGGGTAGTGCAAAGGTGTAGAGATGAGCTAATGTCGTAATGGATCTTGGGGTTTACTTCGTTTATCTTTCTAACTGCCCAGGCAACATGGTAAACATAGTGTTCATCAAACCTATGTCCGTTATCGTCTCCTAGACAAGGATAAGCATAACAAGGGAATCTACTTTCTTTCTGTAGAAAGGCTGTAGCTTGGGTCTTGTATTCTTCTTCTGTCATAACTACCTTTTATTGTTGTTTATATTACACAATTTTTAGACAATACTCTACTTTAGGTGATATGCCTTATCAACCTGATCCATCTGTTACCAGACTAATCCTTCCTAAGATAATGTTCAATCATTTGTAGACTTATGTATCACCCTTGATCTACAAATTTGTGCAGTACCCATTTAAGTCTGCGAGGCTTGCCATCCTAGTAGTGAGCCTATCTTTTCTTCCACGCTGCCGATATAAGCACTTAATTTCGCTTGGAGTGCGAGCAGAAATAGAAAAACCCCATAAGGTAGCTCTAAGTTGATCTCATTTAACAAAACAGTCCACAGATTTTGCTAAATGCTCAAAGCTACCCTATAGGGTCTTGTGGACTATTACTAACAGAGATCAATCTGCTGACTAAATTATAAATCAAAAAATAACAAAAATCCTCTATTAAGTAGATATTAAGCCTATTAAGCTCTTAAAAAGTTGCTAAATTGCTAAGTATTGTTTTTTACCACTCCCATCTAGGGGAGGGGTTAAAACTCAAACTCTTTGTAGTCATACCTCCCATTTTCTTTTTTGTACCAGCCGAAAACCAAGATGCGCCAGTTTGACCTTAAAACTTCTGGCAACATAGGCGATTCGCTTATTTTTTTTATCCGAGTAGACATATTGCTTTTGGAAGTAAGTTGGATGGCTACAGTCTCTCCGTTTCCAATAGCCAATATGTCGAATATGCCAAACAAATCTTTTTTTCGTTTGGTAAAAGCGTTGTACGATTCCACTACATCGCATTGGTAGCCTCTCTCGGTCATTAGCGCGATAGTGCGCTGATTAAGACTAGCCAAGGTCTTGCTCTGTTATCTTGCCTTCTGAGGCAATAATGATGGCTTTGTGGTGCTTTTGTGGGATGCTGTTACGCATTGACCAGGCATAGACAGTTACATACTTCATGCCGAGCTTGTCTGCTATATCTTTGTAGCTGCCAAATACTTCTAGCAATTTATCAAAGTGTTGTTTTTGTGCAACAGTATCCATATCTTCTCCTTTTGTAGAACATTGATTCTACACCCAAAATAGGTAAATGTAGATATTAGGGTAAATCCCTAGTATTTATTCTACAAATATCTGTATAGTTCTACATAAGCAATGTTGCTTATTTCTTGTGAAAGGGAAAAAATGAAGAACTGGCACATGGTAGTAATTGGAATCTTGTTAATTATCTTTGCACAAATTATGTGGTACGCAACAGGAAGGGGGATTATATGAAAGATAACTTTATGCCTGACTTTGAGAGCAGACCAGCTTTTAGCGAACAAGAGTATTTGTGGGAAAACCACATGAAGAAGGGTGCTGATTGCGATGTACTTGATGTAGATAACTTTGTAGAGTATCTTGGCAAGGCAGTAGAAAGCAAGAAGGGTGCTGAGAAGTGGGAGTTATATCGCCAATACGCAGAGAAAGGTGATTGGCATAACTTTGGTAGGGCTATTTATTTTTTAGTCCACGATCATATTGAAGATGAACTTTTATAAGGGGGATGTATGAGTAAAAAGAAAGTAGTGGCGAAAAATTTAGAAGAAAAAGTTGATGAGCTTGAATGGAAGATTATTGATCTTGAAAGCGATTTAGCTAAAGCAAATAGACAAAATCACCTGTTATGGGAATTGTTTAAAACAATGAAAACGGAGCTTTATTATGAGTAAATATTTAGAACTTAGGAATGTAGATGTATCGGATAAGATTGAGAAGAAGAATGGTTTGTCTTATCTTTCTTGGGCATGGGCTGTAGACACATTGCTACAACACGATCCACAAGCTACTTGGAGTTATGGTCAGCCTGTATTATTTGGTGAGACTGTAATGGTGTTCTGTACAGTTAATGCGTTTGGCAAGTCTATGACCGCACAGTTGCCGGTTATGGACTATCGCAATAAGGCAATACCTAATCCAGATGCGTTTGCAGTTAATACTGCAATGCAGAGATGCCTGGCTAAAGCGATTGCTCTACATGGTCTTGGTTTATCTCTTTATGTTGGGGAAGATTTATGGGATGATATAGAGGTAGATTCTACAAAGTTTGTAGAAAAGATATTAAGTTCTCAGGACATCCCAGAACTAAAGGTGAACTTTGCCCAAGCGTTTAAGGAAGTGTCTAAGGACAAAGAGGCAATGAAAAAGGTAAACGATGCTAAAGAAAAGCGGAAGGCAGAACTAAGTGAAACTAGCTGATGAGCAGCCTGATAATGTTTGTTTTGATTGTGGAGAAAAATGGGGTTCACACCCCATCAAAAATGGGGAGAATCATAGAGTATGGATCGACCAATGCGATGTATGTTTAAGGCTCACAGCAGTAGCAGATGCCTCGGAATATGGATATATGAAGGAAGGATGGGATGGAAACAAAGTGGTGTCATAGTTGCCAAATTTATCGGTCAAAAGATGGTTTTAAGCTGGTAGAAACAGGGAGCAGACTAAAACCAGTAAAAAGGTGGAAGTGTGCATTTTGTCTAAAACGAGAATCGGAAAGAAAATATGCGAAAAGAAAGTGATTTTTTTGAGAACGCTAGGAATGTAGCCAAGGCGATAGATGAGGGTACTTATATTTATACCCCTAGTTCCACAGATATTACGATTCGGTGGAGAAAGATTTATGGCTATGTACCGGCAAGTGAGCAAAAGAAGTACCAAAAGAAATGGACAGAGTTTCGCGCATTGTCGGCTAGAACTTTAGAGAATGTAGAGATCCCAGAGATACCAGGAGTTGTGCAATGGAAAAAGTGGCAAAAATCCTAGTAGAGATGGGTATTTACATTTTGTTGCCTTTTGCGATAATGAAGGTATCTTGGGATTTAGCAAATTCTTGGATTGAGGAATTAATAAAATGAGAAATAAGCATTGTATGGAGGCTTTCTATAGAACCCTAAAGGAGGTTGATATTCCTTCTGGGCAGTCTATGATCTGTGAGCATTTCTTTGCTTGCGGATGGGATGCAGCCATCGATGCTCTTTCTCTCGCATACCAAAGGCAGTTTGAAAATGATGGAGTTGATACACAGCTTATTCGCAGAGACCCACAAGAGCCAATCCCAGACGATGACAAAGAATGATTGGTATCCTGTATGCTTTCATTCCAAATCAGACTACAAAAAATGGCAGTATTACAGAAGGGGATCATGCGAAAGAGTTACAGTATGTGATGACTGTAGCGATGAGTATCAAAAAAAGATGAAAGGGGAAAATCGGTGTTTTATGGCAGAAGCTATGCATCGATCAAAATATGTCTGAACCAGTATCTCAAGCAGTAATGACAGTAACCGAGGTTGCTCCCTTTCAGTTTGCTATTGAAATTGAGGGATCAGATTTATCTTTAGAAGTTTCACAGATTATGGTAAAGTTTCTGAATGACTGCTTACAGCAGATTCATGCGGATCAAAAAATCCATTGAAAGGGATTGTATGGAACAAAGAACAGAAGAATGGTTTAGTGCCAGACTAGGCAAAGTTACCGCTAGTCGGGTCGCAGATGTCTTAGCCAAGATAAAGTCTGGCGAGTCGGCAAGTCGTAAGAACTACAAAATGGAATTAGTGGTTCAGCGATTGACCGGCAAAGCAGGGGAATCGTTTACCAACGCTGCAATGGAATGGGGTACAGAGCAAGAGCCATTCGCTAGGATGGCATACGAGGCTCATACAGGCACTTTCGTAAAGGAGGAGGGGTTCGTAGACCATCCCACGATAGAAGGCTTTGGATGCTCTCCTGATGGCATTGTAGGGGAAGGTTTAATCGAGATTAAGTGTCCGAATACCGCTAACCATATTGAGACAGTCTTGGATAACAAAGCTCCAAGTAAATATATCCCACAGATGCAATGCCAGATGGCTTGTACTGGCGCGAAATGGTGCGACTT